AATGACTCTGGAGTAAATCTTCTACCCATAGAGGTAAATAGTTCTCCAAGTTTACCTCTAAAACTTACAAATGATCCGAGTAAATCTTTAATGTCTTCTTCATCTGCTTTGTATGTATCTTTTAAAATTCTTCTTAATTTATTAACTTTAGCTTCGTCCATTCTATCTATCTGAACGTCATAAAGTTGTTTACCTGTTTTAGTGTTAACCTCTCTTAGCTTTGTAGGATCTAACGGATCAGGAAGCTTCGCTGTTCTTGGTAAAGGACTACCATATTCTAAATTTTTTAATACACCTCTACCAGATTCAAAAGGTCTACCTGTTGTAGTATCTTCTGCAATTTCATCTACAACACCAAAGATGGGTTTAAGTTTACCATTCTTTGCAGAACCAGACATCAACACATCATTAAGTTGTCTTAATAGTCTATCTTTTACTGTTTGATCTGCAATTTTATTAACCGCAGTTTTTTGATAACCTTTTACAATTCTGTTCGCAGCATTATCTATGTCTCTCATTTTACTTTCTGCAAAACTTGTATCTTTAGATACTGCTCCTATTTTAGCTTGTTCAACATCAAAAGCCTCTGGTGATTTAATTCCATTCTTTCTAAACCAACTATCTAGTTTATCTATGCCTTTATCAAAACCAGCTTTAGCTTTATTTGATCCACGCACCTGTCTCATTTTTTTAAGTGTTACACCAGCGCCACCGATCGCACCTGTGAACGCAACACCTTCAATACCAAATTTTAATCTGTTTAATAGTTCTGCGCCAGGTCCTTCGTCTTCTCTATTAATCTCCGTAGGCCCACCTAAAAAATCTCCAAATGTACCAACCTCATCTACGTCAGCTACAAACACACCCTCTGCTGCACCACCTGCTACAGCTCCTTGACCAAACCTTCTTAACTTCTCTTTACCTGTTAAATACTTACCAGCTTCTTTTGCTCTTAATGTTGCTTTGGTTAAACCTGATCCTATTTTAAATGCTACACCTCCAGGCACACCAATGTTAACAATTAGTTCTGCAATCTTACCAGCACCAGTTGCGGCTGCTGCTTCATCAAATGGATTAATCTTATCAAAAAATGCTTCGACAGCTTCTGCCCTGTCTTTATCTACACCTAGATCTAAAAGCGTTGCACCAAGAGTAGCGGCACCTTCAAAAATTTTAAATATACCTGAACCAACACCAGCTGCTATTGAAGTAGCTAGTCCGTAATCTTTTGGTTGGTTTTCATCGCCTACATATGTTGCCACAAGAACCTCCTATTAATATATTGGAATTGGTTTTCCGCCTCTAATTAAGAATGCTTTTTTAGTTTCTTCTTCTATTATAAATGTGCCTTCGTCATCCGCACCAATTTCTATTGTGCCTTCAGCGATAGAACCTTTTGGAAATTTTTGAACATTCGCACCGGGAACATTACCTTTTATAACTTGTTCAATCAAACCACTTGTTACAGTGCCACCTTTAGCTTGTTCTAATATCTGTGCACCAATAGAACCTTTTGCAACACTGCCTTTATATTTTGCAACTTCTTTTAAACTTTCTATTTGTTCTTTAGATCTCTTACCTGCTACATAATCGTTAATTGCAAGAGCTGCAGCTGTTTCGTTAATTTTTTCTAGTCTACCTTTACCAGCTTGTGATTCTGCCTGTAAATATGTTTGGAATTTTTCTTGTGTAGTAGAGCCAGGTGCTCCTGCAAATCTTAATAACATATCACCAATATCTTGACCCCTTGCTTTGTCTGCACCCAGTAGTTCAGCAAACAACGATTGATTTTCTTTAATTAAATCTTTTGGATTTACCTCTGGTTTTTCTTCTATTTTTAATTGATCTAGATTAATTTCATCCTCGTCTGCAAACATTTCTTTAGATGTTTTTAATTTTTGATCTCTATATTTATTAGCTTTTCTAATTTCTTCATCTTGTTTAGCTTGTTCTTTAGCTATAAAATCGGACTTACCTTGATCACTTGTAAGATATGAAAGATCTTTTTGTCTTTCATCTTCATATGTATTAGTACCAAATTCTGTGCCCAATAAACTATCAACACTTTCTCTTTCTTTTTCTACTTTTTCATTATACGCCTTATCAAAATCTTCCATTGATTGATATTTAGGAACATAAGCTTCTGCTTCTTCTTTTTCTTCATAATATTCTTGACCTTTAAATTTAGGTAAATTTTTATTAGTTTTAGCTGCCTCTGCAGTTAGGTTTGCTCCAGGACTTTTTAATTGTAAATTTTCATTTAATAAACTGTTACTTAACAAATCTGTATTTCTAAACGAATAAGAACCAGGACCATCCACTACTCCTCTCTTTGGAGTTTCTACTGTCCCACCCATAGCATAACTTGGGGCATCAAATAATCCAGATGTAATCCCTGTGCCACGGCTATCGACCGGACCACCTCTAAACATAGGTCGTCTTAATATTCTGCTCATTATCCAAATAATCCTAATTTACCAGCGATACCACCAATACCTGCTGCACCTGTTAAAAATTGTGACATAGGGCTAGCTGATGGTTGCACTGCTCCAGTACCTACAGTTTGCGTAGGAAAAGCTCCTGGTTGAATTTGTGCTAGCTGTTGACCAATTAAACCTATTTGTGTGAATGGTTGAAACTGTTCTTCTCTTGCTGCAATTTGATTAGCATCGAGTATTGCTTGATCATAAGCTTGTTGTTGTTGACCTAGTTGTGTTTGGTAAGTGCCAAGACCTTGTCTTGCAGCTAAGTCTTGTGCCGCTGCTGCTTGTGCTTGTTGAAATCCTTGTGCTAATAATTGTGCTTGTAAGTTTGCTCTGTTTGTTGCGGCTCCTCTTGCAGACTCGGCAGCCATAACACCTTGTCTTGCCCCACCAAAAGCACCTCTTTGAATAGCTTGATCTCTTAATGCTGTGTCTGCTATTGCTTGTTGTCTATCAAATTCTGCTAATGTTGTATTAATAACATCTTGTTGATACGGAGACATAAAATCTTTGTATGCATCAGGTCCAACCAAAGCTTGCATTTCAGGAGCTGTTGCCGCTGCTAATGCATCTGTTTGTGCTTGTGTTCTTGCTGCAACTTTTGGTGCGTATGCAGATGTATCAATACCTGTAAATGTAGAAGGTACTGCACCTGCACCTAATTTATCAATTGATTTTAAAAAGGCGGTAAGCGAACCTTCTAGTATCGGTGCTGGTTTTGTTATTGTTACTGTCTCTGACATTATACTCTAGCCTCCAAATCGTTCATTACTTTATACATTTTTTTAGCACCTTCGTTAACACTGCCACCACCTGCTGCTCGAACTGCATCTGCAGTCATTACAAATTCGTTTTTAGAAAGTCTTGCAGGTACATCATCTGCTCTTTCTTTTTTACCAATCGGTACAAATCCTCCACCTCTTAAATCCATTTCTTTACCACCAAGATCCATCAATCCACCATCTTTCATACCTGACATTACCATTCTTTTAAATTCATTAAACGTCATTGGTTTTGCATCTGGTCTATTTTCTAATAAATCAAATACATATTTATTATATTCTTCTATTAACATAGGATCTTCTCCAGCTGCTTGCATTATTCCTTCTTTACCTTCTTCTTGTATTTCTTCACTAACACCTTCAATAGCTTCATCTATACCACCAAATTTAAATCCTACTCTACCACCGTCTGCCATTAAGTCTTCAAGGTTTGCACTTTTTCCAGATCCAATAGGTTTACTAATTGCAATGTCAATTAACTCATCAATTGTTTCATCACCTTTTAATTTTCTACCTATAAAAAATTCTGCATCTTCGTAATTTATTTTACCTGTTTTTCTATCAACAAATCTTTTTATAATCTCTGCAGCTTTTAATCCTGCAGGCATATCATCGAAGTTATCGTACATACCATAGCTACCAGGACCTTTGGTATCTCTAGTTCTAACAAATTTATCTATAACTTTATTGTCTACGTCTTCTAAAAATTTTGCTGTGATCGGACCTGATCTGAATACCTCTTCTTGTTTTGCAAGATCTGCTGCTTTATCCCCACCTTTGAGTAGACTCATCAAACCTTTTAATGCGCCACCTGATACCATTCTTACTCGACCACCAGCTCTGTATCCTGCTGATGAAACTGTGCTTTCTATTTCATCGTCAGTAAAGAATCCATAAGCTCTCATCGCGTTTCTAATTGCATCGCCTCTAAGTCCAGCGTCTGCTAATGATTCTGCTTCTGCTAACGCAGCATCTATGGCTGCTTGTTTTTCTAATCTTCTTGCTTCTGCCTCCATTAAATCACCAGTAGCTGTCGCTGCTGGTAGTGCTGCAGCTTTTAAACCTGCTTTACTAAATGGATCTGCAGCTCCTGCTGCAAACATTTCTGAACCTTTAGCTAAACTTTCTAAACCAAAATCACCAGCTTTTTGTAAAGCTGTTCTTTGAACATTAGCGTCTTGAAGTACGTTAGCACTTTGTGCTCCTCTAAATGTTTCAGCTGCACCAGGTGCAGTCATAGCACCAGTCAACGCTCCGAGTCCCGCTGATAATAAATTAATATCACCTTCATTACCTTCTTGTGCAAGCTGTGCACCAATATTTAAACCACCTGATATCAATGCTCTTTGCATAATACCTTTACCCATCAGAGCTGATGTAGGGCCAAACATAGGAGCAAACGCAGCTAGGTATGGTAATGCTGGTTTGATTTCATTAGGTATTACTTTGTCTAATACTTTCGATACTGGTTTAAATATTTTTTTAAAAAATCCCATAGTTTCTCTTTATATTGTCAATATTGAAGCAAGTTCGCAAAGCTTGTAAAAAGGCGAGTGTATAACAATTTACTAGGTTTTTATACATTCGTCAACGATCCTATATGTTAGTTTTACCACCCAAAGCACCTGGTCCCACCACAATATTTACATTTCTAGATATATCATCTTGTGTCGTATCAGTAACTGGGCTATCTACATCTTCTTTAGCCTCTGCATCTGACAGATATTCTCGACCTGTTTTTAAGTGTTTTATAGTTACTTCTACTCTTGGTTTATAAACTTTAACTGTTTTTCCGTCTATTTTTTGTTCTGTGTATCCTTCTTCTTGTTCTACAAATGGCATTATCTATCCTCCCTATTTATTTCTAATATAGATGCAATAACATCTACAGCACCACTAGTTGCTTGTACCTTTAATATTTCACTTTCTAACATAATCAATGGTTCAGTTAATACTTGTTCTTTTTGACCTGAAGTTAAACTAACATCATTATCAACCACAAAAGCAGTGCCTGATGCATTAGTTAAAGTTACTTTAACAACCGCGGAACCAGCTGCATCCTCTACAACTAAAAGAGATTTAACAATAGCACGTGAGTTAGATGGCACTGTATACAAAGTTGTAACATCTGTATTTGTTAAACTTACTTTATCATTTTTATATATATTTGCCATTACCCTAATCCTAACCAAGTAAATCGTTCTTGATCTTCTTTAAGTTGTGTTAAGTATGTAGAATTTAATTGTTCTATAATTGTAGTTAATGCTCTGTTAATTTGTCTTTGGTTATCTTCACTATATTCTCGTTTAGGTTCTGGTAGTCTTACTACTATCTTTGCCATTATCCTCTCCTTCCGTCTGGTTGTAGGTCTACCTGAAATGTACCAAATCTCCACGATTCGCCAGCCCCAGTGTTTTCTATCTTAATGTTTGCATATCGTCCTCTGGCTCTAGTGTCAACTTTAGTTGTACTAGATGTAATGGTAAAAGGACTTAATGTAGTTGCAGAACTTGGATCTGCAGGAAAATCTTTTACAGATATAGTTATTTGATTATTACCAGTTAATACTTTAAAGTTTGGTAAAAATCTACGCATAGCTAAAAACACTTCACTTTGATCTTTTTGTAAAGAAAAACTAAAAGACTCAATAAAAGAAGTTAAAGCTGTGGTGCTTCCGTCTGGATTAATTTGATCAGTTCCTACTTCGTGTTCAAACAACACTGTTTGTCCTAAACCTGTCTCACCTTGAATAACAGGAAATGTTCCTGTGTTAGAATTATTAAAAGCTGTCGCATATGGTTTAGGATATACTAATGAATCAATCCAAGTTGTTCGGATTGAATTTGTATTAGTTCCTGTGTACCAATTACCCATAGGTAATTGCGAATTATTTTGGCCGTAGTTATATACTACATATCTATCATTAAATGTAGCATTGGCTGTTGGATACCACCAAATAACTTCTGTAAATAAATTGTTTATACCTGCACAAATTTGTTGTCCTTTTGTAGTGTCAATATCATCGTAAATAAAATCCTCAACAGAACAAGGTAGTGTGTTAACTGTACCATCAAAAGAGAAAAATCCATTATTACCCATCCAATAAGCAACACCATCAATTTCAATTGCTGCATTTTTACCTATTAATCCACAGTTTGTACCAACTTGTTCAAACCCAAACGTAAATGGTGCACCTACAAATTTCATTGCATACAATGCATTGTCAGTCCACACTAGAATATTTTCTTTTGCAACTAATGCACCCATAATTTTTGTGCCATCTTGTAATCTTTGTGTACCTGCAGTGTTAGTGGCTTCAGGTGTATAATTATTTATGTCTTCATCAACAGAAAATCTTATAAGCATATCATCTTGTGTAGTTGGTGTGCCTATGGTTACCTCTGTTCCAAAATGAATTAAGTGACGTGTTGTTGGTGATATTAATGTAACTCTAGTCGCAGTTGGATTGTTAGTTGTTTCAAACCCAGATGTATTTGTTGCAGCTCTGTTACCTGTTGGATTAGCCGCTCCTGCGTTCCAAGTAAATGTTTTACCATTTGAAATTGTTGCAACTAACACCTCACCAAAATTACTTAATGACCAAAGACCTGGTTCAAGAGTTACAGTTGATGCCTGCACGGCACTACCAAATCCTGTAAAGTCAGTTGCATTTTGCACCGTTGCATTTGTTGAGTGAGCTTGTCCATTCGATGTACCAAATGTTGCTGTTCCATTTGTACCTCTAGTAATACCTAAAAATTGTGTAGAACTTTTTGACGTGTATGTAATTAATTCACTACCTACTAAAATAGTTCCTGCAGTAGGAAAACCAGTTGTTGAGTCTACTGTAACCGCGGTCCCCGATCCACCTGTACCAGCAGTGTCCGCGTTTAATGATCCGTCTAATTCTGTTTGCACAACACCAGTAATTGTACCACCATAATTTCCAATACCAAAACCATAACCATAAGATTGTGCGGCAGGGCCTACTACCTCGTAAGGTGTAATAGTTACAGATCCACCACTTGATGCTGAACCTGCAGTAGCTGCTTGTATAGTTAAAGTTGTAGAACTAGGCACTGATAAAACTTGAAAGTTTATATCATTAAAAGTTGCTGTAGTTACGCCCGTTGTACCACCTGGTAAAGTAGTTGCACTTAATCTAATTATATCTCCAACAGCAATACCGTGATCTGTTGATGTTGTTAAAGTTACGGTTGTTGTTCCGTTAAAAGTAAATGTTGCACCTGTAATTGCAGTTGCAAGAGGTGTTATATCAAATAACTGACCTTCAAAATATAAAAGTAAAAATTTATCTGTACCAATAGCTACATATCTATTGCCATCAGTATCAACAAACGCGTGTTGTTTTCTTGCTACACCTACGATTGTATCTGTTAAAAGAGATTGCCAACCACCAACTTTTTCTGGTAGGCCATATCTAAATCTTACATTATCTGAATCTACCCAACGGCCTTCTGCTCCAACTGAAGTATCTTGTTTATCAATTCCAGGAGCAAACTTAATTTTCGTAAGCACTGATTACTCCTATGTTGTTTGGTTGTATACGTATTGCCAACCTTTAGTTGCGTTAGTGTATCTTAATTTAATCGATTGATTATTAGATGTTAAATCTAAATTAGACGCAGCACCTCTTATTGGTTGACCATTTCTATTTACAATTACTTTGTTTGAACCAAATCCTCCAGTTGCTGATACGTCCATTATAGATACTTCATCACCCATAGTTGGTGATGCTGGAAGTGTAATTGTAACTTGAGCTGCAGCTGTATCTATTAATAAGTTGTCACCAGGCACAGCCGTATAAGCTGTAATAGAACTTGATGTAATTGCAAAATTACCTTTTTGTAAAATATCTAATCTTGCATCTGTTCCATTAGAATGAATTAACATTGTTGATCCTACAGGAACAGGAATTGGATTTGAAGATCCAGCTGTTTTAATACTTAATGTATATTTGTTTGCTGTAGTTCTATCTGTTGCATCTTGAATAATATAAACTCTAGTGGCTGTACCACCTGTTGTTGATGCAGGTATAATTAAATTAACATTACCAGTCATAGTGCCAGTAAGTTTTAAATAAATATTTTTACCATCTGATGTAGCACCATCTGATAAAGATAAAGTTTTATCAGAACTTGATGTCATAGAAATATCAACTACACCTGATGTTGATTGTTGTAATACTTGTAAATTAGTATTTGTAATTGTGCCCCATAGACCAGCTTTTTCACCGGTTGCTACAAGTTCTAATGCTAAATCTGTTGAAAAGGTTGATGCCATATTAGTAAGGTTTTATTGGTGTCCAAACCATTGTTGCTCCTGGTATAATTTCATTCCACGTAATAATACCTACTTCGCCTGTTCCTAATGTCATAGCGGTAGCAGGTGCTTCTATACTCGCAGTTCCAACAATAGTAACAGATCCGCTACGTATAATCAAGTTGTTTCCAGATACCTCTACATTAGCATCTGCAGAAACTGTAACGTCCCCCGTTCCTAAAACAAGTGGTGTTTTAGGTGCTTCAAGATTTGCTGTACCAACTATTGTTACTGTTCCAGTGCCAAGTGTTAATTGACTACCAGTTATATTTTCTGTAACTGAATCAGCTGTAATATTAGGATTACCTACGTTAGCAATTAAATTATTACCTGTAACTGTAATAGTTACTACATTATCTGCTCCTACTTGAGATATAGGAAATTGTGATATTGCGTCAAAACCTAAATTCATAAATGTCCTTAAAAGGAGACTGTGTGGTATGTGGTGGTGACACAGCCTCCATCTAAGAATTATATCATCGTTTAAACCAAGAAGGAAGACCTAAATGTGGACGCTTGTCGAACATATTA